ATCGCTGGATCGGTATAGACATACGCTTCCACGTCAGCACCACCTAGTGTAACTACGTCTGCTGTCCACGTGTTTGCGAATGTCGGCGTACCGTCGGTTGCCGTGTAATAAACGCCAGCAAATACTCCGCAAGGAGTGCCTGTGGCGGTGCCTTGGATTACATACCCAGAAGAAAGGTTAACTACGTCTCCAGTAAATATGGAGGCGTTAGTACCACTTGCAATACGCAACTTCTGAGGACGAATCACACCACCATATAGGTGGTAGGCTGGGGTGAACCCGTTAGGGGCGTCAGTATTAGCCATGATTTAATCCTCTAAGGAAAATGATGAAATTAATCAGCAGCCGGTTCTCGACTACCAAACTCAACTTTTGAGTCCCTTCGAATATCGCTTTGTCTAAGCGGCATACGAGGGTCACTATCTCGCAGAAGATCATTGTCAACACCGTGAAGCTGATCTGCAGTCTTTCCTCGGAAATATGCATTTCTTTCATCAACGGTTTCGTCAGGAATCTTTGCAAGAATTAAGCCACCAACACCAATCACGCCAGCGTGCTTCCCTTCGTCAATCGTAGGAGCGTCGAAGTCAGGATAGTCTTCTGCTCTTACTGGCTCGAATCCTTCACGAATACGCTTAGACATATTCGCTCGGTCATCGTGCCCACGAACTTCTGCACGAACCCATCTATGCTTATAGCCAGCTGGGGCTTGAGGGGCGTCCAACATTGAAGGTGGTTGCCAAGGTTTACGGCGAGCTGTTTTTGCTCGAGTTTCAGCAGATCTGGAGGTACGATCTGTCATTTTCATCTCCTATACAAACTTTGCGTACTCTTCTAGAGGCACACCTATTCTTTTAGCAATTGCTATCTGTGAAGGTGTGAGTTTCACACTGCGTGCTCCTTTCTTTACAGAACCAGCACCACGGCTGGCACCTGCTACAGAAGATTGCACGTTTTTCGTCTCATCGGCGAACTTTTGTGGAAAGAGATCTCTCATTTCCGCATCTACCCGTTGGTAATAATGCTTGGAACTAGGAGGTACTCCTTCCTTAATTAATTTTTGATGAATGCCCATAGCAGCATATGTCATGCCTTCGTCTTCACCAAACCAATTGTTCTTTTCTGCCCATGCTTCCGCACTCGCATCTGGAGCAGCCGGTTGTATGTTCCGTTGCGGCATTTGCGGCGGGTATGTTAGCTGGTCAGAAGTTTGCACTTGTTTAGGTGCGTTTTTCTGTCGTGCTACTAATCTTTGGGCATTTTGCGCTTCGTAAGAAGTTTTAGCAACCGCTTCTGTAGCTAATGCAATAGCTTCAGCGTCGCCAAGCTCTTGAGCTTCTTTAAGTGCTCTACGCGCCCGTTCCTTATCCAACTCAATCCGCTGAGTATATTCATTGACTAAAGTAGAGTCAGAAGACTGTAACTTAGTTTGAAGTTCGTTGTTTTGCTCAGAAATCTTCTTGGCAAACTCAATCGCTTCTTCTCGCTGACGTTCGGCTTCTCGCATGCGATAAGTTAGTTTATCGATGCGTTTTTTAACACCGTCACTGTATTCTTCTAATTCATCAGAATTAGAAGCAACTTCTTCTGGGGCAGACATATCAAAGTCTTGCGCAGGTTCCTGCAGAACATCCGCCTCTCTAGAATCGACTTCCTCATCAGGAAGTATCAGTTCAATATCTTGGGATTCAGCCATTACATATCACCTTATTGCAGAATATCTTCTGGATTATTTACAACAGCTAAAATTTCATCATCGTTTAAAAGGCGCATATCACCTCCGTCGATATTAAATCTAGCTCCTGCATAGCGACCAAAAATTACCCAATCGCCTTCATCGCACCAAGCGCCTTCGGGAAATTTATCTTTGTCGGAATAAGCATCTGGGCCTTTTCTCACAACCAGCCCAACTACGGTAGCTATCCGCTCTTTATCAAGAGTTTGTTTAGCTAACATAATGCCGCCTTTTGTTTTCTCCGGAGGAGTAAACGGCAGAATCAGCAAACGATACCCCGTAGGGTTCGGCAACTTATCTGCATGAGTTTCATAATTTTCGGAGGTTATGCCCTCTTTAACAGGTTCTATAGGCGTATCAGAACCAAAATTAAGAACTCGTTCAGGGGTAGCACCTATGCTACTTAGGTCAATTTCCTCAGTCGTCTTCGACATCTTCCATCCTTCCATGCAGGGCAGTTATTTCTTGTTCAGCGAAATTAAGCCCTGAAATTTCACCAACAATACGTTGGTACTGAACAAAGTCTTGTGCGCCACCAGTGGCGAGTGTTTGCGTGAGATCCGCTTGTCTCTCCCGCAGTTTGCGGAGTAAAAACTCCGAATATTTTATAAAATCCATTAGTTGATGTAGCTAGTAAAATCCAATCCTTTAGTTGCTGCACCAGTACCTTTTGTCCTTACTTTCTTTCCAGGAAGGTCAACAGTCTTTTGCTTTAACTCGGTAGGCTTCGCAAAACCTTCGTTAGAAGGTTCTGGAATAGACGGCATAACTCCTGCCTTCTGAGTTTTAGGAGACGGATACGGAAGTTCCGTAGATCTAAAATTTCTCACTTCTTTTTGCCTCCAGTTTTACCGCCGCGCTTCATTTTCATCGGCATTTTCTTAGCGGTCTTGCCGCCCATACCCATTTTCTTAGGCATCTTTTTGTTCGTTTTGCGTCCTGGCATTTTAATCTCCTTCGGCGTACAAGTTATTAAACGTAACGTTCGGATCCATGTAACTGTCGTCAATCTCCGCACTATGTACGTGCTGACTAGGATAAAAGTCCGGTGCTCCTGAACCTGTCTCCCATAATGCAGGATTAGTCGCTCTTACACGATTATTAGGCAACGCTACAATATTGCCTGTCCATTTCCCCGCATCAGTAAGCTGAATAACGTGACTCTGCTTATGTTGAGCAGGATCATCAGCTATATCGTTCCCCGTATAGTCAACAGTGAACAAATACTTCCCTGTATGGAACTCGTTATCTATCTTACATAACCAAGGGCTAGAAGATACACGATCCATAACAATAACCTCATGGTCTCGGGAACTACAATCCCAAGGCTGCGCTAAATGAGTTGCCATTGATTCAGGCATTTCATCAATCATCGCGTCAGCAACTAAAGCGGTAATAGGCATCCTAGCCCACATCGCTCCCCCATGAAGATTTTCAGAATCTTCCTCTTCATTCAATTCGTATCCTGTAAATACGACTTGAAAGGATAAACATCTATCAGGTATCGTGTTTACCGCAATCGCTATCGCGTGTAAATACTCTCCGTGATAATCTAAATGATTGTGCGTATACTCTTTTCTAACCCAGCAATTAAAATGAGGGATATTACTTATTAAATGAGGCAATTAATCCTTTTCCTGTGACTCCCGAACAATCTTTGCAATCTCAGTTAGATTAGAGTCTACTTCTCTATCGTCGCGCATCTCTGCTTGCTGTAGTTCAGAGGCTACTCGGATATCCGTTTGTTGTTCTTGAGATTCAATACGCTCTCTTTCCAACTGCGATTTACGCTCGGATTCCCTATCACGCTGTTTGAGTTTTTCGAACTCTAATTCCATCTGTTCTTCGAACATCTGGCGCTGAGGATCTTGCTGCTGTGCGGCCATCGCTTGAGCAAGAGCTTGTTCTTGACCAGTAATCTGCTGAGTTGCTTGAGCAGCCGCCATAGCAATCTGGCTTTCTGCTTCGGGAGGCAACTGAGGCAGCTGGCCATCTGGCCCAGGCTGTGGCAGCTGGACACCTTGTTGAGCCAACATCTCTTCCACTTGGATACGATACTTCAGAGCTTGGTGCTGCTGAATATGCGCTTGAAGCGCACCCATCGCTTGTGGGTTCTGCTGTGTTTGAGGATTTTGCATAAACGCCATGTGTGCTTGGACGTGGGCATCATGATTTTGTTGAATGAAGGCTTGTAAAGGAGCCGTCATCAATGCGTCCATATTTTCTTGGACGGGGTCTTTAGGCGCAGGGGCCATATCAGGCATTAAAATATCATCGATATCTTTAATGTTCAGCGCAATATACATCTTGCGGAATGCTTCTTTCATATTATGGATCTGAGGAGCACTCTGAGCCATCTGAAGTTGGGTCTGCGCTAAAATAATGCGCTGCGTCGTACTAAAGATATTAGGGTCGCAAACAGGAATAACATCTACGCTGTTGTTAAAGTCCTCAGCAAAAACAGTTTGCTGTGCGCCCTGCACTTGGTACGGATATTCAGGAGGTAGATACTCGCCGAATAATCGCTTTAGTATTTTGAATTCGTTACGCTGCGCGTAATGCAATCGCTTGTGGATTGCAGAAATAACTTTCTGACCTTTTTCTAACAACGCAACGGTGGTGCCTACTGGAGCGTTAGAGTTAGCGTCCCCAGTTTGGTTATCCATTACAGATGCAAACCGCTGCCCAGACTCTACGAGTAACCCTAATAGCTGCGCTAGAGTTGCGCTAGGTTCTTTATACGGAAGCGGCATAAAGGAGTCGCGGATCGTTCCTCCAGGAGTGTCTACATCTCGCCACTCTCCAGGCTGTACCGGATCATCGGATCGCTGGATATTTAAGCCACGTGCTTTAAAACCAGCCGGTAAGTTGGCTAACGTACCTGCATCAATTAGCTGACGTAAAATAGCCGTAGCTGATTTAGTTACCCCGCCAATCATATGGATTAAGCCGAAACCGTAAAAACCCAATCCTGGAAGAAATTTGTAATGCGTAAAGTATTCAACTTTCTTACGCATGGGGTCGGTTTCTTCGTAGTTTCTACGAACAGAAAGTACGGTGTTGTTATCTTTACAGATCGTTACGATATACGGAATGGCCAACCCAGTAGGTTCTCCATCGTTATCCGTATGCTCAAACCCTTCGATATCTAACTCAACGTGAAACTCAAGCAGCGTATAGTCGTGCTGACTTCCGGTACGAGTTACGCCATCTAGCTCATCAATTTTTTGCTGTACTGAATCACTATCATCAGTGTAAGATGGAGGATTCATTTCCTCGTCTACATAAAAACCACTGAGCTGTAGTTTACGAAGATCATTCTCCGTCATAGTCAAGCGGTGCGTAATACGAGGTGACGTGTGTAAATCCGTAGCTGTATACGGAACAATTAAATCTTCCGCTTTAATAAACCTAGAAACGACTCGGCCCATCGTAGGGTCGTAATAGCATTTCTTAAACGCAGAACCTGCTAACGGCAAAAAGAACAACATCTGATCCATTTCAGGATCGTATTCGTCCATTTTGTACATCAGCTGATAATTCATAAAATCCTTAACGCGATTAGCTTGCATCGCTTTAGGATCATTAGAAGCGCCCATTATTTTCGTATCTACTGGGCCGTTAGCTGGTAATAGTTCTTTATACGCTTGGGCTTGAAAATGCGTAGCCGCTTCAGCAAGTAGCGGATGATACACCCCGCTCGCACCTTCAAACGGTTCGCTACGAGGGTCGTTTTCAATACCTAGTAGTTCTAAACCGTTTTTAAATGTTTCATACCAATCTTGACGGGAGGCAACATCGTTTTCGTATGCACTAAGGAGTTCACTAGAAATTTCAGACAACGTAGCGGGGTCTAAATACTCCGCGAGGTTTTCTTCAAACGGGATTTCTACTTCCATTTCTAACATAGAAGGATCAACGAGGTTATTATCCTCGTCAAACAGGATCTCTACCCGTTCTTCGCCGTCAAACTCTTCTGGGAATTGAACTTCAGCCATGGAACGCTACCCTACTCTTATTTTTTGAGACGGTAAATTAGTAATATGCCCGTATTTTCGGATAATACTCTTCTTCGTCGTCATAATCGCCGTCTAATCGCAAAAATCCGCCCTGTCTAAAGCGACTTAGGGCTAATGTAGTTGCATCTACGCAATCGTCGTTGTCCCCGTTAGGAAAATCAGCAACTTCGTCTACTAATTCTTGCGCCCAGTTCGTATCAGGCACCCAAACTCGGCCCTCTTGGAAAATTCCACTAACCGCGTTTAGTCTTGCGATCTTATCCTGACCTTTGCTCGGTGAAAAGGTATTTATTGGGATGCCCTGCCGTCGTAATTCCTGCGTTAGCGGGATACCAGAGGCTTTTGTTTCGATAATTACCGAATCAGGCTCCCAATGCTCGTATAACCGCATCGCTTCGCGCTTGAGCTCAGGGAAATCTAACCGCTCTTTTACGCAATCTAACAAAATTATATGCGCATCCTGCCCACTATACAGTTCATCACCGATTTTACCTTCGGGATAGAACACTCCCCACGTTGTTATCGCCGTATAGTCGGATCTTTCAGACTTTAAAAACGCCGTATCGTAACTTTGAATCAAATAATCGCAAGACGGGGGGTTATCTCTAGGCCATTCCATTATCCAATCTTTAGGAATAATCGAAATACCCTCACCTGTAGGCCGCTGCATATACTGCGCTGCCCATTTAGACGGCGGTATCGACGCTTTAGTCGCTTCTAATTCGTCTAATGACCAAAATTCCGGCCATAGCGGTTTACCTGACGGCAATATCGCGGGAAATTCAATAACCTCCCATTCGTCGCCACCCTTTTCTTGCGTCATTCGCTTGATTAATTTACCCGTTACGTCCTTTTTAGACCAACGAGTCATTACGATAACGATCGCACCTCCTGGCTGAAGGCGCTGACGGGGGCCAGTTTGATACCATTCGTAGGCTTCTTCCAACGCTTTATCTGAAAATGCATCTTGTTCAGAGTGGGGGTCGTCAATAATAAACAAATCAGCACCACGACCCGCGAGTGCGCCGCCAATACCCGCCGCATAATACTGACCGCCCTGCGATGTATTCCATTTACCCGCGCTTCGTGAGTCAGCCTTTAGTTCGGTAGTCGGAAATATCTCCGCATACTCTTCGCTTTCAATTAAGTCACGAACCCTACGACCAAAGTTGATCGCAAGGTCAGCTGTGTGCGTAGCTTCAATGATCTTTAATTTAGGACGCTTACCTAATAAGTAAGCTGGGAACAAATACGAAGCAAATTCAGACTTCGTATGTCGCGGCGGCATATTGATTATGAGGCGTTTTGATTCTCCGCTGGCGATTTTATCAAATGCCTCGGCCATCTTTTTGTGGTGCGCACCCGCAATAAACTCCGGCCAAATCGTTTTAACAAAATCGTAAAACGACGCCATAGAACTTTCACGCTTTTCACGCTTTTCTAATTCCTCTAGGAGAAGGGTAAACTCTTTCGCTTCATCTTTCGACAGATGGGAAAGGTCTACTTCCTTTAGCTGTTCAAGTGGGGTGGTCAACGGAGTCTTTCTTGGTTTAACCTTTCAGAAGATATTCGGCCACCGTTAGCCATCGTTTGTATTTGTTGTTGCGTAGCTGGAACCATCCCCGCATCAGGAGTCATTTCCATTTGATCCGCAAGTTGCATACCAACCTGCTGGATCTGTGGATCGGGGTCTTGCATCATCCCCATAATTTGCGGAACGCCAAAATAATATACGTCGTTCGGTGTACCTACCGGCCCACCGTCAGCCATTTGAGGCATTAGCCCTTCTAACCCGCCTTGCTGTTCTAACATCATCATCAGTTCTTCTTCAGACATATCAGTAGGCATGACACCTTGTTCCGCCGCTCCAGGAATCGGGGGCTGACCGCCTTCGTAATCCATCGCGTCTAACGCTGCCTCTAATCCAGTAACTTCGCTACCCTGTACTTCTTCAGGAATAACTTCTTTAACCATCGCGATATTGGGGGCAGACCCTTCAATTAACGCACGGGTTTGAGCGTTTTCTTCAGCACGTTTTTGTGCTTTACGAGATTGGCTTGCGCCGTATGCGGCTGAACCTATTGTCGTAACCACCGAAGCAGCTATCGCGATTCCTGCAAATGACATTATTTAATATCCTCAAAGTTATCTACGACAAACATCCGCTCTAATTCTGGTATATCTCGGATATCGTCAGGATTAGGGTGAACAGTAATGATCGTCGTATTTTCTAAAAAGTATAACGCCCGTTTCGTATGCGCTGGCGTATTCATAATCGCGAAATCTTTATAAACGTCTATTCGTTCTTCGTCTTGCATCGTAGAAATAACGCGACAATGACCCGCTGCTAATATCGTCATATGTTCGTGTAAATGAACTTGGCTTACGACTACCGAACCTTTTAACCCGTAATACGCTCGCATATAAATTCCAGGAGCAAAGTGATGCGTATTAATATACGGAGTCGGCTGGTCTGGATTTGCTTTTACGGCTTGCGTTACGATCTCTTGAATATTCGCCAGCTGCGCTTTACGCTGGTCTAATATCGCCGTACTCATTTATACGACTTCCCGTAATAACCTTTCGCGTAACTTAAACCACCACCGTTAGCTTTCTTAGCGGTTTTTGCGGCCTGCTTAAAATTCTCAGCAGTCGGTGCCCCAGCCTCACCCTTCTTTCGCATCCTCTCACCGGAACCCGCAGCTATACGCTTACGCTTTGCGGCGATATTTGCGTACAACCCTGGACGTCCACCACTGGCCATCTGGTCAGGATCGCTAAACAGCTCTTCGCGTAATTTTTGGATCCCAGACTTACCTCGGCTTGCATTATAATCTTGCAAATCCTGTAATGCTGATTCGAACTCGCGAGACATTTCGCCTCCTTCTAAACGAGTATCAAAATCGCTACGCTCACGCAACCCTTCTAATTGTTCCGCTCGGCTCCGGTCAATACGATCTTGATCCGCTAACCGCGTTAACATATCGTCCTCATCTAACCGGCGCATACGATCCGCAGTTTCAGTTTTATCTTTTGTAATAAACTGCGCTAGTTCGTCTTTTAACGATGCTAAACCCTTAGCCTTTCCTCCAGGCCCACCCAGCATTCCAGCTAATAATGCCATCTCTGGGCCAACCATCGAACTTAATGCAGGTTGATCACTTAACGAGACAGCTAGTTCGCTCGGCTGACCCATCTCCTGCGTTTGCCGCATCGTTAACGTATCTTTGTTAGTGTTTTGTAACATCGCCATAATTTCGGGCAAGCTATCCATTACCTCTTCACCAAGAGTAACGTCTCCCGCACCGCGTAACAGGGATAGTAAGCCTCCACGACCGCGACCAAGTTCTTCATCGTAAACCGCTTGCATATCGTCCATTACCATTTCACCTTATCGGCCCAATAAGCTGCGCTCATCTTGCCTTTTTTGATATTCTTTCCGTGACGTGCCTTAAAACTCTTACGCCGCGCCTTTTGCTTCGCCGACTCACCCGCTTTAGGCTTACCCGCAGTTTTTACACCCTGCTGCCCAAAACGAATCGTCTTAATTTTATCGCCTTCCTTAGCAACTACAACATGCGATTTTTTAGGATGGTTCGGGGTACGCTTAGGCTTATTATACCCACTAACCCCTGCTCGCTCTAAACGAGAATCTTTTTTCTTTTTCTCAGCCACCGAACGGGTTCCCCTGTCCAACAGGAAACGCTTGTAATCTCATAGACTCCGGCCCTTGAGAATACATTCCAACAGACTGCTGAGGACGTAACTGCCGTATTAATCCACCTAACCCTTGTTGGGGCTGCTGCAATTGCAACTGCTTCAACATACCAGAACCAGCGCCTAAATGTTCAGATAACCGCTGCTGCTGTTGCTGCATCTGCAGAACATTACCCTGCAATTCCTCAAGCGTTTGTTCCGTAGTCTGCTGCTGAGGTATCTGCATTTGATTATTAAGCTGCGCCCGACGGTCTACAGGTTCCGCATTACCTAACGCCGGTAAGAGCATCTGCATATCCGTTACTTGTTGTGGCATCTCCGTAGGCTGCGGAGCATACTGCGCCCTCATCTGATCACGCATTTGTAACATCCTCATTATCTGCGGATCCATAAACATCTGGCGATTCATCGGAGAACCATATGGAGAGTTACCGTACATATTTTACCCTCATCGAAGATAGCCGAATCGTAACTCCCTAATCACTATCCTCGCTACCCCTAAAAAATTTTCGCGAAAAATTTTGACCCATCGAAAAATATAAATGTGCGAAATTTTTGAATAGGGAACCTAAAGCAAAAGTATCTCGGAAAAAGAGTCGGGAACTAGGTAGTGGTGGGTGGGCGGGTGCCTTGCGGCAATTTTGGGGGTATGGGGGGTCTCTCAGACGGATCCGCTAAGTCGCGCCCCTAAGCCGAACCGTTAGCGCGGAAAGGTTATAAGCAGGCGTGGCTATATAGCAAATTAGTAGGTCATTTTCGCTTTACTTTAGCAGGCGTATAGGCGAGGATACGTCTGTGGTCGGGCGGTAGCGTGGCCACATACACTTAGAAAGTAGAAAGGAAAACACTATGGCTAACTCAGC